GGTACAGGTGGTGGTGGTGGTGCTGGAGGTTTCAGAACCAGTACATTTGTTACTACACAAACAGGTATAATTTATACTGTTACGGTCGGTAGCGGCGGCGGTGGTGGTGGTGGTTACGGCGGAGATTCTTCGTTAGTAGGAGGCAGTTTAAACTTTGTTAGTGCTGGCGGTGGCGGCGGCGGCAGCGGAACAGGTGGTAACGGTGGGTCGGGCGGTGGCGGTGGTGGATCCGGTACAGGCGGTTTTGGTAATACTCCGGCAACGGTTCCTGCTCAAGGTTTCAACGGCGGCACCGGATCTGGCGGAAACGGCAATGGCGGTGGTGGTGGTGCAACTTCAGCGGGTACCGTCCGCAACGGCGGGGCTGGAGCACTATCAAATATAGACGGATTAGGATATTATTATTCTGGTGGCGGAGGCGGCAATGGCGGCGGCTACACAGGCGGTGATGGTGGTATTGGCGGAGGTGGATACGGCCAAGGTTATAATTTTGGCAATCAAGGCTCCGGTTCTCGGGGAACTGCTTCATCAACTTCGGGATTTTCAAATAGTGGCGGTGGTGGTGGTACTAATGGGGCTGGTGGTTCTGGTATAGTTATTATACGCTATTTAGGACCACAACGAGCAACCGGTGGTAATATTATAACAACTAATATAAGTGGATATACTGTACATACATTCCTTTCATCTGGCGTATTTACAGATAGTATACCTTCATACACATTACCAGTTGCTCCAGTAGTTGCTAGTTCAACTGCTACTAATTTATTACTTAACTTTACTGATTCTGTAATTGTTGATGCATCATCAAACACTGATATATACACTGGAGGAGATGCGGGATTAATATCTCCTATTAAAAAATATAATAACATGAGTATGTATTTTGATGGAACAACAGGAACTGGATTAATAATAAGTACAAGTTCAGCAGTTGCTTTGGGGTCTGGTGATTTTACTGTAGAAATGTGGATGTATCCATTAACATCATATAATACAGGAAATGCACCTGCATTATTAGATGCACGAACAACAGGTGATGGAGCAGGATTAATACGTTTTGGATTTAATGGAACAACAATTTATGGTGGACCGCAAATAGCATGGAAAGAAAATGTTACAAGCATTGTTACCGCTACTGTAATACTTAATGTATGGCAACATATAGCAGTGGTTAGAAATAGTGGAACAATAACTATGTACAATAATGGTACTGCTATTTCTAATGCTTCAAACAGTACATCGTTGACGGTGCCATTTAAATATATCGCACAAACATATAATAATTTACCATTTAACGGATATATAGATGATCTAAGAATCACAAATGGTATAGCACGTTATACTACTGCATTTATTCCACCTATACAGAAACTACAACTCAAATAATTTGACCTCAGGGTTAAAGAATGTATAATTAATAGCATATGAAACTTGCTATTATAGACATAATTGGTATACCGTACGATGGTAATACCGTAGATAATCAAGGACTAGGTGGTAGCGAAAGTGCAGTTACCCTTATGTCCAGAGAACTTAATAATATCGGGTTCTCTGTTACTGTTTTTAATAATTGTGGAATCGATCATGCACGTTCTGGAAATTTTAACGGAGTAGAATATCGACCACTCAGTGATCTAGCGTTAGATCACGAATTTGATATCGTTATAAGTTCCAGAACAATAATACCTTTTACCAAACCTGAAGACTATCATAGATTAGGTGATGGAAGAGCTATGCCCTTCCAAAGTATGAATTTATATGATAGAGTAGTTAGTCAAGCCAAAATGCGTATATTGTGGATGCATGATACATTTTGTCTAGGTGATAATCTCATAGAAGAGCTTGCAACCGCAAATCGTATCACTGACATCTTTACTCTTAGTGATTTTCATTTAACTTATGTAGCTAATTGTAATCACGGCCGCCGTCGTAATTTTGAAGTATTAAAACGTAAATTGTTTATCACACGTAACGGGGCTCAAAACTTTAAAACAGAAGTTGATATAAACGCTAAAGATCCTAACTTGTTTGTTTACAATGCAAGTGTAACTAAAGGAATGGTTCCTTTAATTCAACAGATATGGCCCCGTGTTAAAGCACATATACCTAGTGCTAGATTAAAAGTTATAGGTGGATACTATAGATTTAGTGAAAGTTCAGAACCCGATCAACAAGAAAAAGACTGGCGAATAATGTCCGTTGATCCACGTAATCAAGAATTGGGTATAGAATATACAGGTGTTATATCTCAAAAAGAAATTGCCGATATACTCACCGAATCTAGTTTTATGATATATCCTTCAGTTTTTCCAGAAACATTCGGAATATCATCGCTAGAAAGTCTATTGTACAATACTCCTATTATCACGTGTAGATTTGGTGCATTAGAAGAAATTGCGTTAGAAGGTGCATGTTATCTAATGGATTATGCCATTGAACCTAACGGATTATTTCCTGATATAAACACTACTGAACAAGTTGACAAGTTTGTAAATTTAACAATACAAGCATATCATAACAAGTATCTACATCAACAAAAACAATACTACTGTAATATTGTCAAAGACATCGCAGGATGGGATGGTGTTGCTCTACAATGGAAACAGTTCATGGTATATAAACTAGGCAACTATTTGTCAAGAGATGAATATCGTGCTGTATCAAAAATTAATTGTAGAGTACATAAAGTTTGGAATAGAAGATTTACTAATACAATCGAACTAGAAAATTATAAATCTGGTAATGAACAAAGTATAACAATAATTAGCCCTTTCTATAATTGTGCCAATTATATATCTCGTTGTATAATAAGTGTAGCATCTCAGGATTATGATAATTATCAGCACATTTTAATCGACGATGCAAGTACCGATAATTCCATCGAAGTTATATTAGCAACATTAAAAGTTTTGCCTGAAGATATTAGAAATAAATTTACTGTTATATCTAACCGTGAAAATTTAGGAGCAGTTAGGAATCAAATACAAAATATTAGAACCCTGATAAGTGATGATAACATAGTGATGTTGCTTGATGGTGACGATAGTTTAATTAATGACAATACTGTGTTATCCTATTACAATTCTATATATGATGGTACTACAGAATTTACATATGGCTCATGCTGGAGCATGGTTGACAATATTCCTTTGATTAGTCAGCCGTATCCTGAATCAGTAAAACAAAATAAATTATATAGAAATCATCACTTCAATTGGATATTACCCTATACACATTTAAGAACATTTAAAAAGAGTTTGCTCAATACAATTAACGACGATCAATTTAAAGATTTAAATGGTAATTGGTATAAGGCAGGTGGAGACGGAAGTGTATTTTATGCTTTGATAGAAGCCGCAGATCCTAACAAGGTAAAATGTATAACAGATGTTGTATATAATTACAACGATGCAAGTCCATTAAATGATTATAAAGTTAATGGAGATGAGCAAAATAAAAATGCAAGAGAGATAGTTAATAAAATGAATCAACAAAAAAAAACGATACTTATAGCAATACCAACAGCTAAAAATATTGAGCCGGATACATATAAAAGTATATATGACTTAATAGTACCCGATGGATATGAAACAACATTTCAATATTTCTTTGGATATAATGTAGATCAGGTACGCAATCTAATTGCAGACTGGGTTGTTAAAGGTTATGATTATCTATTCTCAGTAGATAGTGATATTGCATTTGCACCCGATACACTATCTAAAATGTTAGCACATGATCGAGATGTTGTGAGCGGATTATATATACAAAGAAAACCGGGGCAACATATTTTAGAAATATACGAACATACTCCAACTGGTGGAGTTGTAAATATGCCTTATGGAAAATTAAAAGGCAGACCATTGGTAGAAGTTGCAGGGTGTGGGTTTGGGTGTGCTCTTGTTAAAGCAGAAGTTATGCGTAAAATAGGATATCCCCAGTTTAAATATCATAGTGCTATTAGCATAAATGATACCGTATCCGAAGATGTTGATTTCTGTAGAAAAGCAAGAGACAATGGATTTACAATTTGGGCAGATCCTAGCATATTATGTAGACATACAGGAAGTTTTACATTTAATGTAGATACTGCTATTCCAGTAATAAACACAACATCCGAAGTGATCGATATTAAACAATTTTTAAGAGCGCTACGTGATCCATATCCATTTCCTCCTGACCATATAGAATATCTAAACAAACTAAAAAATGATGGAGTAGATCCGATGGTAATATATGATGTAGGTGCTTGTGTATTACATTGGACTGATAGGGTTAAAACAATTTGGCCCGAAGCCACAGTAATTGCGTTTGAAGCAGCAGATGTACATGAATTTTTATATCAAGAAGCAGGAATACAATATCATATAGGGGTATTAAGTGATGCAAGTGGCAAAGAAGTAAACTTCTATCAAAATGATAACGCACCAGGCGGCAATAGTTATTACAGAGAAAATGCAGAGATACAACCAGCAGCCGCACATTTATATGCAGACAAATATTTAAGAAAACTTAGAACCATTACCTTGGATGCCATAGTAAATCTTAAAAAATTCCCTCCACCTGATTTAATTAAAATGGATGTGCAAGGTGCAGAACTGGATGTTCTCAAAGGTGCTCAGGAAACTATTAAAACAGCCAAGCATATTATATTAGAATTACAAATAGTAGAATATAATAAAGGTGCTCCTTTAAAAGATACAGTTATTGATTATATGGATTCAATAGGCTACGATTGTTTAGGGCTGTTTAGTAATAATGGTCCAGACGGGGACTATCATTTCGTGCGTAGATAACATAAATAATGGTAGTTCAAAGGACTACTATGAAAAAACTACTAACTATTGCCCTGCTATTTGTAGCAGGATTGGCTCAAGCCTGGGACCAACGTGCCCCACTACCACCACAAGCATGCCAAGTGCATAGCCCATACGGATTTGCCGCAACTCAAAGAGCAGCACAACCAATTTGCCGTGAAGCATACTTAGTAGCATATGATGCTCCTGTTAAGATTCCCGTATATGTAGCGTATACATTACTACCACAAAATGCGTTAGGATGCTGGCCACGTACCAATGCGTTTGTTGCAGATCAAAGTGTACAGGGTGGTGCTCGTCCAGATGACTATGCTGGTACAGGTTACGACAAAGGACACGCAGCACCAGATGGCGATTTAAGTTGGACACAGCAGGTAGAGTATGAATCATTCCTAATGACCAATATGTATCCACAAGCAGGATCATTAAATAGAGGAATTTGGAAATTATTAGAAACCAGTGTTCGTGGTTGGGCAGTTCAGTTAAATCAACCATTTACAATCTTTGTTGGTGCATTTTACGGTGCTGGAGATAAAGTAATAGGTAATGGTATAATTGTTCCTCATGGATATTATAAAATTGTTGTTAATAACACAACCAAAGAAGTTGCAGGATGGCGTTTCCCCCATGTTGCACCTTATCCTAATTTAGGTAATGATTTGAAAGCATTTCGTATTCCTGTTTCACAAATTCAAACTGAAGCAGGTGTAACATATGCATTACCACCAGGATACAAAGAACTCAACCCAGGACAAGAATGGCCTGTAGATTTCGGAGCACTAACTAATGCAAAACGATCCCGATGCAAATCAGCCGACTGATAATGAATATCCGGTATACCCGGAGGACGACGGCACGGACAGACCCCGTAATCCATATAGTCCAGCGTAGATCTCACCTTAGGGACCGTTGTCGTCACGGGTGTGAGCTTGCTCACACAGGCGTCCGCGCAATTGAACTGTCAGGCGTACTTGACGGGAGATAAAGTAACTCCCACTAAATACACGATGCGAGCACAAGAATTCATCCCCGAAGGTATACATCAAGATGTGGCTATAGACCCTAGTGATAGAGCGTCTTCTGATCCTTTATATTACCAGTCTATGGACAGCAGATTTGTTAATAATATGTTGCATCAGCATTATAGAGGTAAAACGGAGATTGATCCAAAATCTCCTGCTGCTGAACGTATTAAAACATTAGACAAAATTTTTAAAAGATTCAATTTGTCTAAACCAGCAAAAGTTTATACAGGAATACCCGTAAGTGTTGAACATGCTTATAAAAAATACAAAGCTGATCGTTCTAAACCAATTAGGTTACACTTACCTGCTTATACTAGTACATCAACTAAGTTGCAACAAGCACACAAATTTGGTTCCGCGGGTGGAAATAATTTACTAATGATAGAACTTCCAATTGGAACACCTGCTGTAAGTCTTAAAAAAATAAGTAGGCACGCTCAAGAAAACGAAGTTTTATTACCAAGAGGAATGGACATTGAGGTTCAACCAACACCAAATGTTATTGAGAAGAATGGCGAAAAAATTTATGTTTGGAAAGCGGTAGCATTAGGTCATTCACCAATACAAATATTTCAGGATAAGGCATGAGAATAACTGAACTATTATCTGAAACTCAAGAGGCAATTGAAAAACTGCCAGCTGGAGAATATCAAGGCGGAAAAAATTCACTATATGTTCCTACCCAGTTCAAATCTGATGTTACAAAAGAGTTACCAGGCGGCAGTGGATACTTATACACTATAGGGCCTGGGCAGTATGGCACTGATATACAAATATGGGATCCAAAAGGACCAGACTATATCAAATCGACACAACCACCAGTTAAAAAGCCGCGAGAGT